GCTCGTGGCGTTCTACGGTGCCGCGGATCCTGCTCGTCCATTCCAGACGATCGCGATGAGCCGCGCGATCGCACCGCCCGAAACGGATCAATGGTCCGCCGACGAGCGGAACCTGTTTCTGTTCGACGGCATCTCGACGACTAAGCGCGTGACCGGCGGCACGGTGCAGCTCGAGCGAATGATCACGACGTATCAGACGAGCCCGGCCGGTGCAGACGACACGGCGTATCTCGATGCGACGACGATTCTGACACTGCTGTACCTCCGCTACTCCTTCAGGACGCGCTTCCAGCTGCGCTACCCGCGGCACAAACTCGCGAACGACGGAACGCGCGCAGGATCCGGACAGGCGGTGATCACACCCAAGGATGGCAAGGGCGAAGCGCTCGCATGGTTTCGTGAAATGGAAGAGCTCGCGCTCGTCGAGGATTTCGATAGTTTCAAGCGCGATCTGGTTTGCGAGCGCAACGCATCGGACCCGAACAGACTCGACTTCCTGTTGCCCGCGAACCTCGTCAATGGTTTGGTCGTCGTGGCGGCCTCGCTGCAGTTCCGACTCTAATCCACCGCCTAGGAGCAAACTGACATGGCCGACCAACGACGAGCAGGTCTGATACAGCTGAAGGTGAACGGGGAAATCCAGGACGCGAAGGGAAGCTTCACGTACAACCTCGGACGTCCCAAGCGCGAGGCAATGATCGGCGCCGATGGCGTTCACGGTTTCAAGGAGACCCCGATGATCGGCTTCGTCGAAGGCGCCATCACCGATCGCGGCACCCTTGACGTTACAGCGCTCGTCAACGCGACCAACGTGACCGTCACGCTGACGCTCAGCAACGGCAAGGTGATCGTCTTGCGTGATGCGTGGTTTGCCGGTGACGGCACGGCATCGACAGAAGAGTCTGAGATCGCGGTGCGCTGGGAAGGCTCCAACGCCGAGGAGATCAGCTGATGGCGTCCGATCTTGCAATCGCCCCGACCGCGATGATCGACGATGCGAGTGAGCCTGCCGCGGAAAGACAGTGGCCGGCGGTGATAGCGCTCAAGCATCCGATCGACTTCGGCACTGAGCGCATCGTGTCGCTCTCTTTTCGTCGCGGCAAGATGGGCGACATGAAGGGGATCAAGTTGCGCGGCGACGACTGCCCGACGGACGACCTTTTGTTACTCGCGTCGCGCATGTGCAACCAACCGATCAAGGTACTCGAGATGCTCGACATCGACGATGCCGGGGAGGTCACGGATATCGCCCTCGATTTTTACGCAAAGTATTTGGGCAGCAGTGGGAGGAGTGGTTCGCGGTAGTCGCCTACGTGTTTCACTTCCCACCGTCGGAGCTATGGGAGATGACCATCGAGGATCTCCAATTCTGGCTCGATAGAGCGAAGTGGGCAACCGAACGGTTGAGCGATCGCCATGGCCGATAAACAGACCAAGCTCTCGATTGTCATTGCCACGGTTGATAAGGCGACCGCGAAGCTTAAGGCGATCAGCGATCGGCTCGACAAGATCACGAAGCCGGTGCGCGACTTCCGAGAAGCACTGTCCGGTCTGCGCGAGAAGAGCGGTCTCGACGATGTGATCGGCGGCTTCAGGGGCGTAGGCGGTGCACTCGCCGACTTGCTCGGGAAGGTCGCGCTCGTCGGCGGTGTAGTCGGTGGCGCTGTCGCTGGGCTCATGCATCTCGTCAATGAGTTTGACGATCTCGGCGACAAGGCCGAGCGCTTCGGCGTGAGCGTCGACTTCCTCGCGCAGATGAGGTTTGCCGCCGAACATGCTGGCGCCTCCGTTGAGGAGCTCGACGGCGGCCTCAAGGCGTTCAGTCAAAGCCTTGGTCAGGCGCGTGCGGGCACCGGCCGGATGGCTGCGTTCCTCGGTAAGGTGAGCCCGGCGCTGCTTCGCCAGGTCAAGGCCGCGAAGAGCAACGAGCAAGCCTTCGATCTGATGGCGAACGCGATGGCGAAGATCCAGGATCCCGCCAAGCGCGCCGCGCTCGCACAGAAAGTCTTCGGCGACGCTGCGCTCGCACCGCTGCTCGGCAAGGGCGCCAAGGGCGTCAAGGAGTTGCGCGACCGCTTCCTCGATCTCGCGGGGCCACAAGCGGGTGCCGCCGAAGAAGCCGGCAAGGTCGACGAGTCGATGCACGACCTCAAGGCGGCGATGCAAGGCGTCAAGGCTGCGCTCGTTCAGGGTCTCGCGCCCGCGCTCAAGATTGTGATCGACCGACTGCGCGAGTTCTTCAATGAGAACCGCGCGCGTATCGCAGAATGGGCGGCGAACCTGGGTAAGAAGCTCCCCGGCGCGATCGCCAAACTGATCGAGTTCTTCCATAGCGTCGTCGATGCCGTGCGCCCTTTCGTCGACAGCGCTACGAAGCTCAAGATCATCGGCCTCGCGGTCGCCGCCGTCATCGTCGGTCCGCTGGTGTCGTCGGTCTACGCGCTCGGCGTTGCACTGCTGACAACGCCCGTCGGCTGGATCGTAGGTGGCATTGCCGCGATCGCGGCCGGGGCGATACTGCTGATCCGGAACTGGGACAGCGTCGCCGCGTTCTTCGTCGACCTTTGGGACGTGGTCAAGGAGAAGTTCGGCGAGGTCGTAGCGTTCATCATGCCGCTCATCAAACCCTTCGTCCTGGCGGCCGGAGTGATCGTCGACAACTGGGGGCCGATCAAGGACTTCTTCGTTGCCCTCTGGGACGACATCATCCAGGTGTTTCAGAGTGCATGGGAGGTCATCAGCGGCATCGTCGACAAGGTCGCAGGCGCGGTTACTTGGGTCACTGACAAGGTCGGTTGGATCGCAGACAAGGTGGGCATCGGCGGCTTTGGCATTGGTGGCGTTGCGGCCGACACCGTCAAGGGCATGCAGGGTCCCAGCGTGGCTGACCTCGTGATGCAGTCGATGCGCGCGCAGTCGTCGCAGGCGAAGGTCACCGTCGACTTTTCCAACGCGCCTCGCGGGACACGCGTCAAGACCGATCCGCAGAGCACAGCGGATATCGATATGACGGTTGGCTACCAGATGATCATAGGTGGGATGTGAGTTGGCGCGAGGATCTTCGCCGGGTCAACGTCGATGGTCGGCAGTTGATCGGCGCCTCGTTCCGCGGCGTGGCATTCCTCGTCGACAGCACAGAGCGCGGCGGCGGACGTCGCGCGGTCGTGCACGAGTTCCCTCTCCGCGATGATCCGTTCGTTGAGGATCTCGGGCGCCGAGCTCGCACGTTTCGCGTCGATGGATACGTGCTCGGCGACGATTACCTCACGCAACGCGATGCGCTCCTCGCCGCGCTCGAGGATACCGATGGTCCCGGCGAGCTCGTGCACCCGTACTACGGTGTGCGTCGCGCGATCTGCACCACCGTCTCGACGCGGGAGACGCGCTCCGAGGGCGGGATCGCGATGTTCGCGATCGAGTTCTCCGAGACGCCGACGCAGGCGCCTGTCCCGGTCGAGGTCGTCGACGGTGCGGAGCAGGTCTCAGACGGTGCCGATATAGCGATCGCTGCAACCAAGGCTGAGCTCGTCGAGAAGTACGATCCCGAGGGGATGCCATCGTTCGCGCTCGAGTCCGCCGAGACTGCGCTGACGAGCGCCAGTGCCGGCATCGCGTCGAGTCTCGGGCCGGTCATTAGCGCGACGCAAGAGCTCGCGGTGCTCACCGGCCAGGTAGCGTTGCTGACCGCCGAGGCATCGTCGCTTGTGCGTCAACCTGACGCCATCCTCGATGCGTTCCACGCAGTCATCCTCGGACTCGTCGATACCATCCTGACTGCACCAGGCGCCGTGATGGACGCGCTGATCGATGCGTATAGCGTCGACCTCGGGACGCCGGTCGTCGCGATCACGGCGACGCGCGCGACCGAGCTCGCGAACCAGGCCGCGCTGACAGGTGCGCTTCGGCGGGTCATCGCGATCGAAGCGGCCAGGATCGCGCCGACTGTGCCGTATGAATCGATCGAAGACGCCACCACGGCACGCGATCAGGTTGCCGAGATGCTCGAGGAGCAGGCCGCTGGCGCGGGCGACACCGCATACCCTGCGCTCGTGGACCTGCGCTCCAAACTGCTCGCTGCAGTGCCGGGCGAGAATGCGTTCGCGCGCATCGTCACCGTTACCCGCAACGTCCCGATCCCGTCCCTGCTCTTGGCGTACCAGCTCTACGGAGACGTCGACAACGAGCTCGACATCGTCGCGCGCAACAGCATCCGCAATCCGGGCTTCATCGCGGGCGATCTCAAGGTTCTCAGCGATGAGTAACGTCGCGCTCGTCGTCGGTGGCCGGCGATACGGCGGCTGGAAGTCGGTGCGTGTGACGCGATCCATCGAGAGCATCGCGGGCTCGTTCGCGCTGGATGTGAGCGATCGGTGGGACGGCGCCGAGGATCCATGGCCGATCGCCGAGGAGGATCCGTGCCGCGTTGAGATCGACGGTACCGTGGTAATCGACGGCTACGTCGACAAGCGCAGCCTATCGGCGTCGAAGGATTCGCGAACG